CTTGCGGTTGACGACGAGCGGCATGCACATGCTGTTCGTCTTGCTGATGTTTGTCTCGGCTTGTCGTAGGGCTTCGTGAAAGTTAAGACGCTCTACTCTCTTGGCTTCGACGAATAAGGCTGGTGTTCCTATGAGGTCTGCGGTTCCGTGCATCCCGACCTTGCCACCCCCAGACAACGGCGCTCGTGAACAGTTTAGTCCAGTGGCTTCGTTTATGTAGGCTGCAAGCTCTCTTTCATAGGCGTCCCCTTTACGCTTATGCGCTTTGGTCATTCGCTATATCCCATTCCTTTTCTGCAATCACGGCAGAAATACCAGAAACGCGGGCGCTCTTCTTCCTCTCCGCAAGACATGCAGGGGCGTGTCCATAATTTAGATTTGTCGATAGTGCGAACCTGATACTTGGCTCCGTCAAATTCCTGAAGACCTTCTCGAACGAGAATGCGTTTCAGTGTGTCGACACAACAACCTATACGTTGCGCCATGTCAGGGTAAGAGTGATCGTTATGGTTTTCTCTGAGCCAGTTCAGGTTCGCGTCTGAAACGTGAACCATTTTTGGCATGATATTTCCTTGTCGCACTGTTTTATATATTTGAATGTATAACCTGCACTACGAAAAGTAAACACCTGAAGGTGTCAAAGGTGTTGACTTTCCCATCAAGATTGTTAAAATCGTCGCGAGACGTTAGGCCGAGACAGGCACGGCAGTGCCTGCCTCGGTCGTAAAACGACAGCAACGTCGAGGTGACAACGTCACACGCCTAGACGATTTTAATCTTTAGCAATTTTGGGAATTATTTTGAAAAAAGTTTCCGTAGAAGACAAATACCATCAGAACATGAGGGATAAACTTGTCGAAGAGAACCGTCGCAAGTATCCAGAAATTGCTGAGTTGGTAGATAGAGTTCGAGAACACTTCCCCGAAGCGAAGGTGACGTCAGTACGCCACCTTACGCTAGAGGAAATAAAAGCTAGGCAGAAGTATCGCGAAGTTCGAGCCAGTCACGGACCAACCGTAGAGGTCGATGCAGCTTATCAGAAATAGCTGCGGCTGACAGACCTTCCAATGCCATGTCTTTTGCACGTTGCTTGGTAGACTTGCTACTTACCACAATCTTCTCATCTGTTGTGTTATGCGCAGCGTAACCAATCCACTGCACACGGTCGTGTAAGTCTGTCCACTCACGCACCTTACCGTACCTAATTTCCATCACCATGTAGAGCCGATACTCAGGCGGCAGCTTGCTCTCAAGTAAGGGCCAGACTGGATTGTCGTAGTTGCCGTCGAACAGGCCAGCGTTTTGTTTCGCTGTCTCCTCATCCCTGAAGACTTGAGCCACCCTGATCTGCGTCTCCAAGACGGTCAACTGGTTCGTTGAGCCAGCTTCCCTGCCGACGCCACTCTCAGACGGCTTGTTACTGTGGTGAATAAGGATGACGGCAAGACCAGAGTTACGCAATGTTACAGCCAGCTTGTTTACTTTTGCCCATTCATCCGCCGAGTTCTCTGCCATTCCAGGGTATGCAGACCGAATGGTGTCGATGACGACGACGTCTGGGCCACAGAACTTTATCCATTCCTGTAGATCGAGAAGACCTTCACGCGTCTGTAAGTCGATCTCTCTGCTCTCGATGAAAGGGGTCCAGATGTTCAGGCGGTCTTGAGTATCGCCGTGCATCTGACGCATCTCCATCAGGCGTCTGGCGATAGTTGCCATACCCATCTCGAAGTCTAAGTATAGCACTCGTGCAGGTCTGCCGATTTCAAAGGGGCCAAAATACTTTCGGCCAGCGCAGAGTGCGCTGACTGCATGCTGAACGAAAAGTGATTTGCCATGTCCTGAGTAACCGAAGACCTGCACGATTGTATTAGCAGGAAGCCACGGCTCTATCAAATAGGTTTTTGCGTCTGCTTCCTCTAAAAGTTTCTCCGCATCCCGCATCTGGATCAGCTTCTTGGTCTTCTTCTCCTCAACCTTTGGCATCAGATCACGGCTGTAGATATAGTTGCCTTTGTCATCAAACCGCTCTGGGTGGTTGCGACGCTCGGCTTGCTCCATCGACTGCACAGTTGCCTCGAACTCACGCGCGTCTAGGTTCTCCTCAAAGAACTCATTCATAAAGGCGTAGCCACGCACTCGTAGCTCTGGCCCATAGAAACCTTCAAGTATGCTCTCACTTATGTAGCGCATCACACGTTCGTTACGGCCATTGCTCATGCCAGAAGGTAGTTTCTTTGTGGTCGGGAAATGCTCAAGCACATACTTGGCTGTGCGATCCCACTCACTGATGAACTCGTCTGGGTCAAGCGGATCAATCGCAGACAGATCGAGCTTAGAGAAGGTGAAGTCTGCGGTCAGACGTTCTTCTTTCAGCTTCGGCTGCCAGTCACGCCACATCGGCATCTCGTCCCAGTCCATATAGGGCGGGATGTTCCACTCATAGTTATTGCTTGGAGGCAGTAGCGCATAGCTACCATCGCCTCTGAAGTCTAAGCCATTTATCTTTGGCCAGTCTGAGCCACGACTGTTGACGCCTGCCCGTGGGCCACGCCGCACTCCATCCTTGGGGTGTTCAAAGTAAAGGTGAAGACCGCGCTTGGTCTTCACCCTTATAGGACTTTGCATCCCCGCCTCTTGGGCTGCATCGACGGCGTCTTCGTTGTCACAATCGACAACAACGATGCCGCTTATCTCGCCTGTGATTACAGCGATGTCATAGTCTGGCCACTTGGTCCACCAGTCTACGACTTCTTCCTCTGTTGGATGTCGCTGCTGAAAGTCCGCCCACTTTATTGCAGGTCTTTTGTCACCCTTGATTGGGATAACGGCCCAGCCGCGATCCAAATATTCAAGAGCGGCCTCCATTTTTGTCTTGGTCATCTTCCACCTCGGTAAAGTAATGGTCTAGGTCAATGTCAGGGTTGGCAGTTTTGATTTTCTCCAAGACAGAACTGGAAACGTAGTTACGTTTCACCCACCCATACGGGGCTGTGCGCACGACACCTGTGATCTTGGCCACTTCTGCTGCTCCACCAAGATCGTCGATCAATAGCGCAATGTTCATTCTTGCAGACAATTTTTCATACTCCATGTTGTTGACACCTTGTATCATATATACTACACCTTGAGGTGTGACAAGACACCAAACGATTTTGTAGCTGGTGAGTTCACAGGAGGAGCATATGATCGAAAGCGATGAATGGGATGTCTTTGATAGTATTGGAAAGAAGACGCCCAAATCTACAGACAGAAGTAAAGCATTAGAGGATTTAGCCAAGCAACACCTTGAGGTGTCAAATCAGCTAGAGGCTCTTACAATTCTTATAGCCCAACTGGAGACCGAAATATCTCATCTCTTCCCAGAAGAGGCGGGTGAACGCGCAATCTCCACAGACAGCTATGAGGTCGTCGTCAACCGTTCAGAGCGGTGGACATGGGACAAGGAAGCCTTGGAGAAGCAATTCTCACAAGACGAATTGCCCGACTACGTTAAGCGTTCGCTTACCGTAGACAAGCGGAAGTTCCTCAAACTTCCAACAAGCGAGCAGGAGAGGCTGAAATTTGCTCTCACTCGAAAGCTAGACAAACCAAAAGTGAGGGTAATACCACATGTTTAATTTTCCCAAGACGTCGTCCATCACAAAAGATGGGCCAACCAAAGTGCTGCTCTATGCACACCATGGGTACGGTAAAACGTACCAATGTCGGTACTATCAAAAGCGCTTTGGCAAGGGCTTGATTATCTCAGGCGAGAGCGGACTGAAGTCAGTCGAAGACGTCGACATTGACTACGTTCCGTTTAGTTCATGGGATGGCAACCACGACCCAGAGGGTGGGGTGTTTTCTTATCGTGGCATATGTAAAATGATTGCCACTGAGGAGTTTCAGAAGGCAGGCTACAAATGGATAGCCATCGACAGCTTGACCGAGTTGGCCGAGCGTCTGATCGAACACCTCGAAGTCGAGCATAAGCATAACAACAATGGCTTCCAACTGTGGGCTGACTACAGCCGCATGATGATTGGAACGCTGAAGTGGATACGCGACCTCGACATGCACGTCTATGTCACATGCCTTGCGGCAGAAGAGGTAGATGCAAATGACGTCACCCAATACTGGCCATTCGTAAAAGGTCAGAAGGTGTCGAAGCAAATTCCTGCACTGTTCGACCACGTCTTGTGCGGTGTTCGCACAACCGAGAAGAACGATCAAGGGATGCCCAAGGTCTCACGATACGTCGTGACTGATGAGGCTAGTGGTTGGCACGGAAAAGTCCGTGACCCACGTCAACGTCTGAAGCCATATGAAAAGGTGGATGACGTAACTGAACTCCTGTCTCGCATGTCTATGCCAGACGACGAGTGGGAGAAATATCAATCGGCTCAATCTGACAGAAAGATAGGAGATGAAAAATGAGTTGGAGTGGTTTTGGAGAACTAGACCTTACGAAAGTTGAAGCAAGCGAAGGTTCTCGCCGTCTGGGTACAGGCACATACACAGTTAAATGCGTAGCGGCAAAGGTCGAAAGCTACGGGGATAAGGATCAGAACAAACGCGTCGTCGCAGACTTTGAAGACGTCGATGGCTCTGGTGATATTCGTATGAACTTCAATGTTCATCATACAACGAGCGCACAAGCGACAGAGATTGGCCTACGCCAACTCAAGTCATTCCTTGTGTCTGGCAATCATAAAAACCCAGACAATCCAGGGGATGTCTTGTCTCTCGTCGGTCTAAAGTGCAGCGTCTACGTTGGCATGGGCAAGCCGTGGAGAGACAAAGACAATAACGAACGTCAGCAGACAGAGATTAAATCATTCAAGCCTCTGTCAGAGGATGGCGCGTCTGGTGAAAAATCTAGTGGCAAATCTCCAAACAAATTGGACGACGAAATCCCGTTCTAAATGCCATACAGAGGGGGGCGTCTTGCCCCCCTCTTAATTTATAAATACAGGGCGCGAAGCAGTGCAGGTTAAAACAGCAGAAGAAGTAGTCTTCGCAATCGACGAAGGTTACGACAATGACAAACGAGAAGAAAAAGCCAGAGAGTACATTGGCGCGTCAATTATCGGACACGCTTGTGATGCCGCAATCGCTTTCAACCTCCGTGGATTTCCAAACGTTGAGCCAGACCCTCGCCTCAAGCGAATATTCCAGTTGGGCCACATCCTCGAAGACGAAGTCGTCAAAGACTTGAAGAAGAGGGCAGACATTCTTGTCTGGGAAGTAGACGGATTAACCAATCGACAGCATACATATGAGGCGTGGGGTGGACACATCGTCTGTCATATGGATGGGCATGTCGAGCTTGATGACAAAGTTGTTCGCGTCTTGGAGATCAAGTCGATGAACGACGCCAGCTTCAACAAGTTCAAGAAGAACGGGGTGAAGTCTTCACACCCACAATATTTCGGACAGGTTCAGATGATGATGGGCATGTCCGATATGACGCAGACTTTGTTCATAGCCATCAACAAGAACAACTGCGAATATCATGCGGAGCTAGTAGACTATGATGAATTTGAATTTGCTCACATCAAAGAACGGATCGAACGGGTTGTCCTTGGTAAGGCCAGAAAGATCAGCGACGACGGGACTGATTGGCGATGCAAAGGTTGCTTCAAACGAGGTGTATGTTGGGAAGATATGGACGTTCCAGTACGATGCGGGACATGCAAACACTCTTCAGCACATCCTAGTGGAGCATGGTTCTGCGACAAACACGACCGAGAAACGATCAATCCCTGCGATGACTACGAGCTATATAAGCCATTGCCGAAGGAATGACCGTATGAAATTTGAGGAGATACTCAAAGACTTTATGATTTTGTCAGCGCGAAGATCGGCGCAAGTTAAAGACGTCAGCGACATGCAGAATGATGTCGTCAGTATTTCTGAGCGTATCGAGGAACTGCGTGAGGCAAGACCTCGCAATACAGACGAAATAGCTAAAGCGAGAGACAAGCGTAAGCGCGTTCGTGCAGACATCTCAACAACTCAACACAGTATCCGTATGGTCGAGGCCGAGATAGAAGCCTTGAAGATGCGTTTCAAATGGCTTGTCGATTACGAGGCGAACAATGAACAGGACTGAAATTTTAGAGAAAGCTGGCGAGTATATTAACGGCCAACGCGCTCAAGATTATGGAGACGCACACGATAACTTCGACCGTATAGCGGAAGGGTGGAATATTATTCTTCGATCTGCGCTTACGACCCATGGCTACCTTTCCGCGCAACATGTTGCGCTTATGCTAGACTGGATGAAGACGTCCAGACTTCTAAACTCTCTGGACCATTCCGATAGTTGGGTCGACAAGTGTGGCTACAGCGCACTCGGCGGAGAGTTTATAACCAATGAGGCAGAACGTCAGTCCCGCCTCAATGAAGTTCTCAACAAATCTAAAACCTGATCTGGAAATGCGGCCCGTCTGTGAACGGCGTCCGACCCTGCGAACGTCTTAGGTCAACGTATTCGTTGTAGGCTTTCTTCATGTCGCCGTCGTACTTGCATAGGTCGTCGATGTGCCAAGCCGCGCCCCATTGCAGACGTGCGCCACCAACTTCCTTCATCGCTGAGACTAGAGCGTCTGCAATCTTGAAGTAACATGGCATCTCCCACACGACGTCTGAGCCATCATATGCCACACAGTCTATGGCATGCGACATCCCGTCCTTCGGGCGATCCCATTCCCAATCCCAATCAACCAGATGGTAAGACTTCTTGGTCTTTGACCGACCCTTGCGGATGTTCTCCATCTGCTGTGCCAGTGTTCGCGTGCCACATGTAATTCCAAAGTCTACTTCGCTGCGTGCCAGCGCTTTGTTTGCTGCGTCTACCAGTATTGGGTGAACACCTTGCAGCATGCGAAGACTTCTTCCTCCAAATTTCCAACTCATTTTGTTACTCCCTTCGTCTTCTCGAATGTGCGCAAGCCGCCGAGGCCGAGCATGCCTAGAAGGACGGTCATCAAGCTGTCCATATCAAAGGAAGGTAAGTCGCTTGGGTGTAAGCCAGTGACATTGAAGGACACCAAAACGAAGACAGCCATTGGGTTTATGATGAAGTGGTAAGCTAACGCTGCTGCGCAGACCCAACCAACCATCGGTCGCCAACCCGCAACGAATGTGCTGCGATGCGAGGCTTCCATTTTGTTAGTTTCGATCTGGCCGATAGCCTGCTCGTGCATTTGCTTCTCGGCCATGGTGGCGATCTCGTGGGCGAGAGCCGCCTTTTGGTCTTTATCTTCGATAAACTTATCCAGCAGACCAGACACTGGACCTATAAGTGCTTGTAACATTTGCTTGCTCCGTTACTTTTCGTGACCAAGCCAGACGGCGAATGCGCCAGTCATGGCTCCTGTCACAGTTGCTGTTAAGGCGGTAGCTTGCGATGTCATTGCTTCAGTCGGGAGGTCCATGAACCATCGCAAGACCTCAATGTACATCCACGTCATTACTGCCATCATTATTCTGGGCATGATTTTCCACGCCAGAATTTTCTCCATAGCTATCGTCACTTAGTTGCTCCTTTGCGTAGGCGACGGCAGCGTTCTTGTCTCTGGATATGATGACAATCCGACCGCTACCGTTCACTATGGTCCATTTCCCTTTCCGTTCCGTCATCCACACCCATTACTTCCAACCGCTGCTCCATGTTGTCTGCCATGGATTTTTATTGCGTCTTCCGCTGTTGGGTTCACCTGCCAAGGTGTCGACAATTCCCTCACGGGCAGCGCGTATGCCGCCCACGACTGGCACGCGTGTCGCTAATTCGCGAACCGCAGACCGTTCTTTTGCGTTGCTGTTGTCGCCACCAACGGCCATGTCCTTCGCGCCTGCGAGAACGTCGACAGAAGACATGAAGGCACCGAATGATGGACCTGCTACGGTGGAGGCAATACGGATTTTGCCGTATGCACCGTTGTCCACCTGAGTGACTGCGCTGTGCATGACGTCGCCGACAAGACCCAGACCACCCATCATCATCATCCCTTCGACATACCAACCGAGGAAGTCTTGCTCGTTGCCGTGGACTTTTTCGTCGTAGCCAAGAACCTTGAGGATGTTGCGGCGACGTAGCTCTGGGCTACGCTCGTCGTCACCACCACGCATCTGCACAATGTCTTTGGCAGCCAGCGCACCCATACCGAATGCAGGTCCGAGTGTCGCGAAATATGCCAGAGGCTTGACGTTACCTTGCATTGCCTCGTCAATGACGTGCTTGCCCAGACGTGTCATCATCAGTGGGAATGATTTCAGTTGGAACAACATCGAACCCCATGGCGTCTGCGCCCAGAGCGGGATGTCGTTCGGGTTAGGCTGGAAGATTGCTTGGTCTGCAAACTTAATGATTGCCTCGCCCAGAACAGGGTCGCCAGCCATTAACTTGCGGTCGCCAAGACTTACGTTCTTGTTTGCACCCGTTGGCAGATACTCACCAAGACCGTAGCCATTCAGGAAACGAGCCGCTGTCTTATATTGCACGGGCTGTTCACCGATAGGCACGCCTTCTTTGTAGTGCTTTTGCGCCTTACGTTGCATTGTCTTCATCGCTTCGTAGCCAGTGGCACCTGCGATCTGACGGTTCATGTCAGTCCATGGTGTCAGCATTGTTGCGTTGAAGAATGCGTTGGTCAGCTTGCCATCGACCGCACCGTACATATGAACCATGCGTTCGTGAACAATGTTTTCCATTGCCACGCCAGTGTCGTGGATGAACTGCGCATACTCTGGATCAGTCTTCCATTTGTGCAGACCTTTGGACCAGTCTGTGAAAGAGCCAGAGCGTATGATTGGTAGCACCAAGTCACCCAAAGACGTCAGAGTTGTGAAGCTGAGAAGCGTGACGCTGTTGAAGCTCCGCATTGCGCGGCTGAAGTTCATCATGCCGCGAGAGCCAGTGCCAGTCTGTGGCTTCTTCATGGCGACACGCATTGCATTCTCCATGAACTCGAAGTCATTTGGCTTCCAGTTTACCTTCTGACCTTTGAAGTCTGTCAACGCGCCGATGATTGCGTCTGCACGACGCTTGTAAGCCAGAGGGATATTCCCATCTGGATCACGAGGCGCGACAGTCTCAAGCATCTTGCGAGCAGCACCCGCGCCGTCTTGCGCGTGTGTCCGCATCAAGTTGTCGACAAACTCGGCAGCCTGTGCGTCCTTGCCTTGGAATGGCATGCTTACCACGTCTGATAGCTGTGCGTATTCTGGGTATCCTGTCTCGCTGATTGCTCGGATGTCCTTGCGGAAGTCCTTCGCTGTTGTCAGCAAGCGGATGATGCCCTCGCGCCCTGCGTCTGCGGCTAGGATAT